ATTTCTTCCTTATATCTCCCAATCCGGTTTAGCTGGGTATTTATAGTGCACAGCTATGGCAATTAATACCGCCCCAACCCAAAAGGCAGGGCAGGCGGAAAGTAATCAAACGCCCCACATTAGAAAACCCCCGTGAAGGTTTTTGCATGAACGGTGGGTATACTTGTATACATGTTTACAATAAATATTGAAAGATTGAAAGGTGATAGCATGACAATTGACAAAGATAAAATTACAAAATCAGAAAAAAGAAAATTGAATCAAATTGTGAAGCTGGTACCCGACAACAAAAAGGCAATAGCTTCAAACATAGCTGATGAACTTGCATTCATGACAGCAACCCTTGCTGAACTGAAAGAAAATGTGAAAGAAAACGGAACAATTGAACACTTCCAGCAAGGAAAGCAAGATTTTTTCCGTGAATCACCAGCATTGAAAAGCTACAACACAACAATCAAACAGTATTCCGCATTATACAAACAGTTATGCGATTTACTACCAAAGGACACGCAACCAATTGAAAATGACCCGTTAATGGACTTTATAAACGACAATATGTAGCAATGAATTATGTTATTGAATATCAAAAGAAAATTGAAGCTGGTGAAATTGTAACAAGCACACGTGTCCGAAAGATTTATAAAAAATTAGTGCATGACATTGAACACCCGAATCAATATGTGTTTGATGAAAAGAAGGGAACAAAACCGATTGAATTCATTGAAAGGTTTTGCAAGCATAGCAAAGGCAAATGGGCAGGAAAACCCGTGAAGCTGGAATTGTTTCAAAAAGCATACATTCAAGCATTATTTGGTTTTGTAGATAAAGAAACAGGCTTGCGAAAATACAATGAATCTTTGTTCATGGTTGCCCGTAAAAATGGAAAATCAACAATGCTTGCTGGTATAGCGTTATACATGCTAATTGCTGACAATGAAGCTGGTGCGGAAGTATACAGTGCAAGCACCAAACTTGCACAAAGCAAGATAATTTTCAATGAATGCTTGAACATGGTGAAACAATCACCCGACTTGCGGAAGCATTTGAAGAAGCGCAAAACGGATTTATATTTCGCAGCTACCATGTCAAAGTTTGAACCATTAGGGGCAAAATATAACACCATGGACGGATTGAACGGTCATTGTATTGTCATTGATGAATTGCACGAATGTGACCGTGGTTTGTATGAAGTACTCAAGCAATCACAAAGTGCAAGGCAACAGCCGTTGTTGCTGATGATTAGCACGGCTGGAACGAAAAGGGAATCAATTTTTGATGACTTATACAAATACGCATGTGACATTGTTGACGGAATCATACATGATGAACGCTTTTTGCCAATAATATACGAACTTGACAGCAAAGAAGAATGGAAGAATCCGAACGCATGGACAAAAGCCAATCCAGCACTTGGAACAATCAAAAAATTGTCTGACATTCGTGAAAAGGTAGAAAGAGCAAAACAGAATCCAAAGGACTTGAACGGAATATTGTGCAAAGATTTTGACATACGGTCAACAACGTCAAGTGCGTGGCTAACATTCGACACGCTGAACAATGAAGACACATTCAACATTGATGATTTTGCGGGCGTGTATGCAATTGGCGGTGCTGATTTATCCCGCACAACTGATTTGACATGTGCAACATTGCTGATGATTGACAAAAACACAATGCAAAGGCATGTGACGCAAATGTATTGGCTTCCAGCTGACCGATTTGAAGAACGTGTGAAGGAAGAAAAAATCCCATATGACAAATGGCGTGAACGTGGTTTGTTGCGTTTGTGTGAAGGCAATACAATCAATTATAGTGATGTCACAGCATGGTTTGTTGAAATGGTCAAGGTGCATGGGATACAGATTGCATGGATAGGTTATGACAGCTGGTCTTCAACGTATTGGCGTGAGGAGTGCGAGAGTTATGGATTCAACATGGTGCGTGTCATTCAAGGTGCAAAGACATTGTCATTGCCAATGCAACATTTGGGTGCTGATTTGGAAGCTAAAAAAATAAACTATAACAACAACCCGATTTTGAAATGGTGCATGACAAATGTGAAATGTGTTGAAGACCGCAACGGCAATATTGTCCCAACAAAGGCAAACGGGGCAAAACAACGCATTGACGGTTTTGCGTCATTGCTGGACGCATATGTTGTTTTACACGAAAGATATAATGAATACATAAATGCATTATAGAAAGGTGGAATGTTTACATGTCAACAAAATTGAAAGATAAAAAAATAAAGATATACATGTATATCGAGACAACGGACGAAGACGGTTTCGACCTAAAGGCTTATATGCCAATTCACCCACAGGATAACGTCTGGGCATATTTTAAACAGCTTTCGGCAAGTTTGTTTTATGCAAGCAATACAACAGCAATAAAGGAAGAGTGTCTATTTAGAATCAACTATACAGACGCAATCTTATCAAATTACGCTAATGACTATTATGTATATTACGACGGGATTTTATACCAAGTAACCAGAGTTGACCCGTACGAAGGATATAAAAGGGATTTGGTGCTATATTGCAGACTTACGACGGATAAAATAAACACTATGATTCCTTATGACCCTAGTAAGTTACCAATAAATCCAGATTATACTGAAATTAAATATTTACTCAGATAACCATGAAAAAATGGAAAATGTACTACCATACAACCTAGATTAATTGTAATACCACGCAGAACGCACAGAAATGCCCTTATTTGGCGTTTTTGTGTTCAAATGATAATTTATATTAACCACCCTTAAAAAGTGCCGTAGAACGCATTTATGAAGGGTGTTTTTTTATTGTGTTTAATTTATTAGCGTAAACATGTAAACAAAAAAGAAAAAAAGCAACATTTTCAGAAACCTATTGCAATTTATTTTGTTATTGTCTATAATATGGACATGCAAGAACATACAAGCAAACATGCAATGAAGAAATAAAAAAAGAAAGGTGGAATGTTTACATGAAAGCAATCAAAGGTGCAAAAACTATTGAGGAATACTACCACAAAAAGATTGAAGCATGGATTGAAGAAAACTTCATGCCCGAAAACAACATTGTGATTGTGCAAGATAGTCCAGCACACCCGAATGAATTCACGTTGGAAGACGAAACAGGAAAATTGTTCTTGAAGGTATGCAAGGACGGACACATTGAAGAAAGAAGGTGAAAGAAATGGAAACAACAAAGGAAACTCAAAAATTAATTAGAGAATATGAAACATATCAAAAGGATTATGATAAAGCCATAGACACAGTTGACAAAACAGAGGAACTAATTGCTTATATGTCGCTTGATATGGCACTAGGTCGTTTAAATGAAGATGAATCAATAGAAGATGTTGAAGAACTTCACAATTTTGCTGAACAGTGGGCAAATGATAGAAAAGAGAAACTAGAAAGAATAGAAAATAAATATAAAGATTTAACGGGTAAAGATATTAAAGAGAATTTATGTTCTTAAGGACATGAAAGGCTAGGAAAGGAAAAAAAGAACATGGCAAAAATTATTGCAATAGTGAATCAAAAAGGCGGTGTTGGAAAAACCACAAGCACAATCAACATTGGTGTTGGACTAGCACGAAACAGGAAGCGTGTTTTGTTGGTTGATTTTGACCCGCAAGGAAGTATGACCATTTCACTTGGAATTGACGCAAAATCATTGAAATACACAATGTTTGATGTAATGACGGGTGAATGTGAAGCAAAAGAAGCAATCAACAAACTTTCAAATTGTGATTTGATAGCAACAGACCAAAGATTGACCATTGCGGAAAAGAATATCAGTGACCAAACGGGGCGTGAATATGTTTTGAAAGAAGCATTGCAACCAATCATGAATGAATATGATTATATTTTGATAGACAATACACCGTCACTTGGATTGCTGACAATCAACGCATTGACCGCATGCAATGAAGTTTATATCCCAACACAAGCGGAATACCTTGCAATGTCGGGAATTGTAGAACTGAAAAAGACAATTGAAACGATAAAGAAATATACAAACAAAACAATTGCCGTTACAGGCGTTATTGTAACCATGTATGACAACCGCAAAAATTTACATAAAGACATTGTTGCAAAGCTGGAAGAAGCATTCCCGCAAAAAGTATTCAATACAAAGATACGAAACAATGTTGCTATTGCGGAAGCACCAATCAACGGTGTTGACATATTTGAATATGACCCAAAAAGCAACGGTGCAATTGATTACAACGGCATTGTGTCTGAAATTTTAGGAAGGGAGACAAAACAAAA